TCTCACCTGAGATGCAGCAGTGCATGAAGGATGAAAGTGGAGAGGTTGGTTACTGCCAGCTGCTAAAGTTTATGTGTTCTGCCGCTAACTCCTGTGCGGAGTTTGAAGAAGGTGGACCAATCACAAGCGTTGACTACGAATGAACGTCTCAGATTTTATCGTAAAGTATAGGAAAAGCTTGCAAAATCGGATAGAAGACATTAGTTTGTCTCTATCAACTGGTGGTTGTTCAAGTTATGATGACTATCGCGCAATGGTTGGGGAGATTCAGGGACTCTCTTTCGCATTGGATGACTTACAAACCCTGCTCAAAAAGGTAAACCATGACGAAGACTCTCTTAGTACCTGACTACATAGTCGAACAACAAAGAGCAAAAAAAGAAGCTGAAGAAAAAGCCAAGCAAAAACCGCTGAGTGAGAGAGTCCCACAACCTACAGGATGGCGCATTTTGGTAATGCCTTACACTGGTAAGGAAAAAACCGACAGCGGCATCTACATTCCTGACAATGCCAGAGATCGAGAAGCGAGAGCCACGGTTGTGTGCTACGTCGTCAAGGTCGGGCCGTTGGCTTACAAAGATCCAGACAAGTTTGGATCTGAGTCTCAGCCTTGGTGCAAGGAAGGGGATTGGGTGTGCATTGGAAGATATGCAGGTTCCCGCTTTAATATTGAAGGCGGCGAAGTACGCATTATCAACGATGACGAAGTCATTGCAACCATCGTCGATCCAGACGATATAAAAACATACGGAGTATAGTATGCAGGGACTACCACAGGAAAAAGAAGAACTCGACATCATCGAGACCGATGCTGACGAGGAAATTGTAGAACAGGAGGACGCGCAAGCGGAAGCCTCCGAAGCACAGGAAGACGAGTTAGAACAATACTCTGACTCTGTGCAGAAACGGATTAGTAAATTAACCCACCGTTACCGCGAAGAAGAGCGTCAGCGTCAAGCGGCTATCGAGTATGCAGAGGCTGTTAAGAAGCAGAACGACGAGTTAAGAGCACGTCTGGACAAGCTTGACCAGTCCTATGTTGGTGAGTTTGGCAATCGTGTTGATTCACAAATTGCCGCCGCCAAGGAAGCATACAAGAAAGCGTATGACGAAGGCGATGCTGATAAGATGTTCGAAGCACAGCAGAACATCAGCAAGCTTGCACTTGAACAAGCTCGTCTTGAACAGGTTCGTCAGCAGCGCGAACAGATGGCTGCTCAACCACGCGAAGAGCAAGTCGTACCGCAGCAACGTCAGGCTCAACCTCAACAACAGGTACAGCCTGACCCTAAAGCGGAGCAGTGGGCACAGAAAAACGATTGGTTTGGTCAAGATCAAACTATGACATATGCAGCTTTTGGCATACATCGCCAACTTATCGAAGAAGAAGGGTTTGACCCGACGAGCGATGAGTACTATAATGAGCTTGACAAACGAGTTCGTACAGAGTTCCCCCATAAGTTTAAGAACCCTGCACGAGATTCCGGACCCAGAGTCGCTTCTGCTGAGTCCACGGCTTCCAAGTCGTCGTCAAAGGGGCGCAGAACAGTCAAACTGACACCTTCGCAGATTGCTATTGCGAAACGCTTGAATGTTCCGCTTGAAGAATATGCAAAGTATGTGAAGGAGTAAGATTATGGCTACATCAAACAGAACGCCCCGCGAGGCGGAAACTCGCGCAACTAAGTCCCGGCGTAAGCCATGGGCACCGCCTTCGAAGTTGGAGGCACCACAACCACCAGCAGGGTACGCACACCGTTGGATCAGAACTTCCATTCGTGGAGAGGATGATAAGACAAACGTACATGCCAAGCTGCGTGAGGGCTGGGAGCCAGTAAGGGCTGACGAATATCCAGAAATGGAAGGACGTTACCCTGTCATCGAAGAAGGCAAGAATGCTGGAATTATCGGCGTAGGCGGATTAATGCTGTGTCGTATTCCAGAGGAAACGGTCGACGAAAGAACTGAATATTATCGGGAGCAGACCCGCAACCAAATGCGAGCCGTTGACGAAAACCTGATGAGGGAACAACATCCCTCGATGCCTATGTTTAATGATAGGCAAAGTCGTGTAACCTTCGGGGGCAAGAAGTCCTCCGAATAACTTTTAGGAGTAAGCAATGGCTAATACTAATGTAGCCTTCGGCCTCAAGCCGATTAATGCTGCTGGTAGCGCACCTGCTACACAGGGCACAAATGCATACTTCATTGGTAGCACTGCGGACGCGATCTATCAGGGTTCTCCGGTAAAGGCTGACAACGGTGGAAGCATCGTTGTTGCGTCTGCAACTGGGGACACTGAAGCTCTCGTAGGCGTATTTGCTGGCTGTGAGTATGTTTCCGCTTCAACAGGAAAGAAGACTTTCTCAAACTACTGGCCCGGCTCTGGTTCTGCCGACACAGATTTCGATATCATCGGATATGTGTACGACAGCCCAATGCAGCGCTTCATTGTTTGTACAGATGCTTCTATCACTAATGAGGCAACCGCTAAAGCTGCTATCTTTGAGAACGCAGCTATGTCTAGCGGTGCAAGCGGTAGCGCAACAACTGGTATTTCCAGTGCCGCAATGGACATCGACGGACTCTCATCCGCTAATACCTCCCTTCCATTGAAGGTCGTTGGTATTCAGAAGGATGTAGACAACGAAGATTTCGCTGCTGCTGGTATCCAGATGATTGTAATGATCAACAACCATGCATTGCTTCAGGCTGATTCTGAAGCAGCAACAACATAAGGGGGATTAGATTATGGCTATTTCTCGCGCACAACTTGCCAAAGAACTAGAGCCGGGTCTCAACGCCCTCTTTGGCATGGAATACAACCGTTATGAAGGTCAGCATGCTGAAATCTTCGACACCGAGTCATCTGACCGGGCATTCGAAGAAGAAGTTATGTTGAGTGGTTTCGGGGCAGCCCCAGTTAAAAACGAAGGCACCGGGATCTCCTATGACGATGCAAACGAGGCTTATACCGCTCGGTATAACCACGAGACCATCGCTATGGGCTTCTCAATCACCGAAGAAGCTGTTGAAGACAATCTCTATGATCGTCTGGCTTCTCGTTACACCCGTGCACTGGCTCGTTCCATGGCACACACCAAGCAGGTGAAAGCCGCTAACGTACTGAACAATGCCTTCACTGGCGGCGCAAGCGCTGGTGGTGACGGTAAAGCTCTTTGCGCTACCGACCACCCGCTGACCAACGGTGGCACTTTCGCCAACGAACCAGCAACTGCTGCTGACCTGAACGAAACTTCTTTGGAAGACGCTCTGATCAGCATCGCTGGATTCACTGACGAGCGTGGCCTCATCATCGCACTGCGCGGTATGAAGCTAATCGTTCCACGTCAGCTTCAGTTTGTTGCTGAACGTCTGCTGGTATCCAACCTCCGTGTTGGTACAGCTGACAACGATGTCAACGCCATCAAGTCATCTGGCATGCTGCCAGAAGGTTATGTAGTCAACGACTACCTGACTGACACTGATGCGTTCTTCATCAAGACAGACGCTCCAAACGGCTTCAAGCACTTTGAGCGTATGCCAATGGCAACCAACATGGATCCAGACTTCGACACTGGCAACATGCGGTTTAAGGCTCGTGAGCGGTACAGCTTCGGCTTCTCCGACCCACGCGCCGTGTTCGGTTCACCGGGCGCAGCCTAAGTAACCACGCCCTTAGTTTCGTCTTTGGGTTGAGAGGGCGACTATCATTTGATAGTCGCCCTTCTTTATGATAAGATGATATAACCCTGACAGCCGCATGGTGCGGCTGACACTAGCCACGACAGGAGATCTAAATGGCTCGTTCTACCTTTTCAGGTCCGGTGAAATCAAACAATGGTTTCGAGGGCAACATTAACCTTACTGCTTATGCCGCAACAGCAATTGCCGATATTGCGGATGCAGTTAACACTGCAAACAAAGCTGATGGTACAGTTGTTTGGGACACAACCAACAACAAGCTAAAAATTGCTACAGGTTCTGCTACTGATGACACATGGGTTGACGCAGATGGCACCAACGCTGTAACCCCTAGCTAATAGGAGGCTTCAATGGCTGGTCCAGTAAAAGCCTACAATGCCTCGGGAGTCGGAGCCGTAGGCCCCGCACGTTCACGGATTAAGCAGATTGGCGTCTACTGCACGGGTGCAGGAGCATTCACCATTACCAATGGTAACGGTGGTGCCACACTTTTGCAGCAGAAGTTTCCGGTAGGGCACACATTGCTCAACATTCCCGGAGACGGTGTGATTGCTGATGCTGGCGTTTATGTAAGCGCCATCTCAGGAACCGCCGCTGAACTGACAATTTTCTTGGCATAAAACAATGACTGCTCACGAGATACGATCTATATCTCAAGTTGGCACAAGCGAACCGTTTGAGCTACAGGTCGCTCGTGGGCAGATTCCGGGTCATAAAACTGTTTTTAAGTTTGGCTACAACGCGGCTGTTGGAGCCACTAAGGAAACCATTTGGGAACAAGGCGGCTTATACGCTTACCCCGCATCAGCCACGGTAATGACCATATCAAGCAGTTCAGCTAATGACACTGCCGCAGGTACTGGTGCAAGAACAGTAGAAGTTTTTGGCCTAGATGCTGATTACAACGAAATAAACGAAGTTGTTACATTAAACGGGCAAACGGCTGTTAATACTACAAAATCTTACCTGCGTATAAATCGCGGCATTGTTCGCAGTGCAGGTAGTGGTGCCGCAAACGCTGGCACAATTTACGCAGGAACAGGCACAGTGACCTCTGGAGTTCCTGCTAATATTTATCTTACCATCAATGGTGACGGTGATAACCAAACATTGATGAGTCTTTGGACAGTTCCCGCAGGATACACAGCATTCCTTACAAAGATGACTTTATCCACAGGGACATCTACCAACACCAAAGCCGTTTTGAATGCTAGTCTTGTTGCTAGGCCGTATGGAGAAGTCTTTCAGATAAAGGAAAGATTTACCCTGACAGATGGCACACACGAGCAATTTTATACTTTTCCATTAAGGTTTACAGAAAAAACAGACTTGGAGATGAGGGCGTTTTCTTCTACTGGGTCGGTTGCGTTTAATGTCTCTGCGGCGATGGAATTTATTTACATAAAAAATAACGGTAGGTTGTAATGGCACCTAAAAAGAAAAAATCTGTGAGCCTGTCTGTCAAGCGCGGTGAAAAACTTCCTGCATCCAAAGGTGCCGGATTGACCGCGAAGGGTCGTGCGAAGTATAATAGGGCGACAGGTTCTAATCTGAAAGCGCCACAACCTAGTGGCGGCAAACGCAGAACATCTTACTGCGCCCGTTCAAAGGGACAAATGAAGATGCACAACATCAATTGTAGTAAAACCCCTAAGAAGCGCATTTGTGCAGCGCGGCGGAGATGGAAATGCTAGATTATCGAACCATTATAGCTACTGTGTTAGTTGGTTTCATAGGCTGGGTGGCTATGTCTGTGGTTGACCTCAAGACGGATACTGCTGTTATTGCAGTAAAAGTTGACGAGAACCACAAAATGCTCTCCGTACTATGGGAAGATTTTTTAAGGGACAGAAACAATGGCGATCTCGCGTGGTTCTATGACAGAGCAGGTATCAAACCCACCTTCCAAACGGAGCAGTAAAGTGGCTAAAGATGCGTGTTATCGAAAAGTTAAAGCAAGATATAAAGTCTTCCCGTCGGCGTACGCAAGCGGGGCCATCGCCAAGTGCCGTAAAGTCGGAGCGGACAACT